TTGTTCATCTTTTCGCCAGATCCGGCTTTGATGCGTTCTTGCTTGGCGTGAATGTTTGCATAGAGTCCAGGTTTCATTTATTTCTCCTAAGACAGGAACAGAGCGCGTTCATCGTTTCTGCGCTTGACTAGCCCCGGCAAGATTTTACCCCCGCCTCGGGTAAATTTCAGGAATTCGTCTGCCGCTTCTTGAATTTCTCTGCGAAGAACCTTCTGACGGAGGGTGCTTCGCTGTACGCCCCCCAGACCCAGATTAAAGCTAAAGCTGACAAGAGCATCATTTTGACCTGCGGTAAGCACCATAGGAAAAAGTCGGGCGACCCCAACTTCAAATCGCTGGAGATCAAAACCAAGGGTTCCATCTACTTCTGCCTTTGAAAAAGTCCGACTATCCTCTGGCGCAAGCGGGAAAGCGTCTCTTTGATCCAGTGGTAAACGTCCCTGAGCGGGGTATAAAACATGACCAACTCCTACAGTCCAAAGTTTTGCTGGGCAGCGGTACGGCTTGTACCGCACTCCCTCGTGGTGCTTGATCATCTCTTTGCAACGATCAGAGACTTTCAATCCCGGCTCCCCTTGAACGCTCTACCGCCAAAGTGGAAACTGATGATGCTGGCAAAGATGATCTGGGTGTCGGCGTCCCACAGCTTTGCAATCAAAACGTCAAAGGCAATGTCCCGATGCCATGCGTACACAAAGCCGCCAACTTCAACAAACGCAAACAGGATGAAGAAACCATACGTTAGTATTGGGCGCACACCAGAGCGCAGGTTGACCATCCACTGTGATGCACCCTGTCCTATGGCTATGTCGTGCGCGTACAGCGCAGCCCGTTCGGATGCCTCGGCTTCGATAGCCTGACCCTCAACCTTGATCTCCTCCACCCTTTGCGCGGCCTCAAAGCCAGCCTTGCGTAGCTCAAGCTCACGCTCAATCTGCAACTGGGCCATTGCCATCTCATGCTTCTTGTCAGCCCTGTCTTGGAAAAAACCAAGCAGCTTGGGTAAGCCACCAGCGAGAAAGCTAATCAGGGTGGAGAGTAGGGTTAGCATTTCTTTTCGTCCTCATGGGATAGTTTGACGCCAGCAAGCAGGCCAATGAAACCACCAACAATGGTTTGAAATGCAGGGCCAACAAGTTCAAAAATCTTGTTGTTGTCCACCTTCTCGTCAAACAGTCCAAGCAACATGACACTCGACATTGTTAAGACAACGATACACAGTGTCATGCTGACCATCAAGGTGACGAAGAAAGTGAGCTTGGCTTTCATTTCTTGTTCCACATCTCAAACAGAGCTTTAATTTTTTCTTCCAACACCGCCACCCGCAGGTCGAGCTTTGCCAAGACGATGATCAGCGTGATAATCGCCAGCAGTATGGGCCATGCTTTTGCGAGAACGTCAAAGAAATCCACATCACAACCCCAATACTTTCTTGACGAGATCAGCAGCTACTCCCGGGCCAAACAATACTGCCGCAATCACGATGTAGAGCAGGTACTCCAGCTTTGCCATGCGCTTAGAGCCAGCCTCAAAACTCTTTTGAATGCTTGCGTATCTTTCAGCGCAAATGGCTTCATGCACTGCCAGCTTGGCCTCCGTCTCGCTGATCATTTTCTCGGTCATGGCGCGTCAGGCCAAGTGACTGCCCAAGGGAATCCCGCCTGTTCGGTGATGTCTCGCAACGTCATGCGGTAAACAGCCCATGCAGTCTTGTCAGCGGTGGCGTCAGTAATTTGCGTCCAATCCGAGTTAGACAATTTGGTGTTGCGTTCAGCACGAACCTCTGCTGCCTTGCGGTCATTTTGTTGAGCCGCCGTATATTCAATTGGGTTTGCCGGTGGTGGCGAACCATCATGAGGCCATTGGGTTAAGTCTGTCATATCGTCCCTTTAAATTGTAGTCATACACTGAACAAAATCACTGAAGGCGGTTTCTTGCGCTACAGCGGCGAATACGGTGCTGCTCCACGCAATTGCTCTCCAAGTGCCATCAGTAGCACTAGTTTGTGATGTCCAAGTTATTCCATCAGGACTTGTCATAACCCGGTTGCCCGTTCCGCTAATTGCTACGGCTGCAAAGACAGTTCCATTCCAAGCTATTGCGTACCATTCAATTGCTGCTGCTGCTGTGCGCCCTGTCCATGTAATCCCGTCAGGTGAAGTTTGAACTCTACTAGAACCGTTTTGAGCTACGGCAGCAAATAAACCTGCCCCCCAAGCAATCCCGTTCCAATTATCACTAGAAATTCCAGTTCTAGCAGTCCATGTAGTGCCGTCAGGGCTTGTCATAATGGAAGTTGAGGCTTGGGCAATTGCACAAAATACAGTTCCATTCCAAGCAATAGAATTCCAAGAGACATCGGCGGTGCTTGTTCTGATTGTCCAAGTAGTACCATCAGGACTCGTCATTACACGGTTGCCTGTACCAGAATTTGAGACAGCGGCAAATACAGTGCCGTTCCAAGCAATTGCTCTCCAATCATTGTCAGCAGCACTTGTTCGCGCTGTCCAAGTAATACCGTCAGAACTAGTCATTACACGATCACCCGTGCCGCTTGAACTTACAGCGGCGAATACTGTCCCGTTCCACGCGATGGCTTGCCAATTATTATCGCTAGGAGTTGTTCGCGCTGTCCATGTAACTCCATCTGGGCTAGTCATTACCCGGTTGCCCGTGCCGCTGTCTGCAACAGCAGCAAATATTCTTCCATTCCACGCTATTCCGCGATAACTTTTATTGTTAGGAGTTGAGCGCCCACTCCACACGGTTGCTAATACTCTTGTACTGGTTGGCGCACTTGCAGCAGCACTTGTCCAAGTCGTGCCGTTGGAAGTCAACACGTTGCCGTTGGTGCTTGGTGCTACGAAAGTTGGCGCTGATGTGCCGTTTCCCAAGATGACGTTGTTGGCTGTGAGGGTGGTTAGGCTTGTGCCGCCTGATGCAACGCCTAAAGTACCTGCAAGGGTTACTACGCCCGTGGTAGCCGTGCTTGGGGTTAAACCACTTAGCGACGTTTGAAAGGAAGTAACTGGTGCAGACGTAGCGTTTGATGCCAGTAGTTTTACAGTGCCTGCGGCATTCTTGAAGTACAGTTTTTCGTCTGTGGTATTGAGCGCCAACTCGCCAGCAACAAGATTGCCAGAGGTTGGCACTGCTGCCGCAGTTGTGCTGTAGTACAGCGATATGGGTGTAAAGTTTGTTTGTGCCATGAGTGCCTCTTAAAATGTGCCGCCTGCAACCCCGTAGATTGTGCCAGTCCCGCCATTGGCTATGGGAAGAATGCCTGTCACGCCCGTGGTAAGTGGCAGGCCCGTGGCGCTAGTCAACGTACCGCTGCTCGGTGTGCCCAGTGCGCCACCATTGACTACGAATGCCCCTGCCGTGCCTGTATTGACCCCTAGGGCCGTCACAACGCCCGTGCCGGTAGTCACGGTGCTTGGGGCGACTCCAGCGCCCCCACCGATCATTAAGTTATTTGCCGTCAGCAGCGCTGAGGTTGCCCATGTGCTTGTGCTTGTGAAGTAGGGTACGCCGCCGCTTGTCCCGGCAACAGTCAAGGCCAAAGTGCCACTGGTCGTGATCGGTGAGCCAGCCACCGAAATGATGCCGCCTGTGAACGACTGGGCAACACTGGTAACTGAACCTGTACCAGCGGCCGCCCAACTGCCATCGCCACGCCAGAATGTCGATGCAGTTGCACCAGTTCCGCTATTCAAATTGGTAACGGGTAGGTTGCCAGTCACGCCCGTGGTAAGTGGCAAGCCCGTTGCATAGGTCAGAGTGCCGCTTGCCGGGATGCCTAGATTAGGGGTGACTAGAGTAGGACTGGTAGACAACACAACGCTGCCTGCACCCGTGCTTGTGACAACCCCTGTACCGCCATTGGCCACAGCCAAAGTGCCGGCTAAAGTGATTGCACCGGCGGTAGCCGTGTTTGGCGTGAGGCCGGTGGTGCCGGCGCTGAATGTCGTTACACCACCCGCTGCGCCGCTTGAGGCCAGAGTAATTCGTCCCTGCTGGTCAACGGTCACATTTGCATTGGTGTAGGCTCCCGGTGTCACAGCCGTATCAGCAAGAGAGATTGTGCCCGTGGAGGTGATTGGCCCGCCCGTCAGGCCAGTTCCAGTTAAAATAGAAGTGACGCCAGACCCTGCTGCAAATGCAGTCCAAGCGCCGTTGTAGCCCTCAAACAATCCCGTTGTTGAGTTGTAGCGGATGTTCCCTAACGTAGACGACCCACGTTGCCCTGTCGTCCCGGCTGGCACAACAACACCACCACTCCCAGGCAAAACTGGGTCACTAGCTATGGCAACTGTTGGCCCTGCTGAAATTGCAATCTGATTGACAGTGCCCGTAACTGATGGAACGGCAGCCGGAATGGTGGTCGCAGTGGCTAAGCGACCATTTGAATCAACAGTGAAAACCGGAATGTTTGTGGCGTTACCATAAACGCCCGGAGTCACGCCAGTAGAGTTAAGCTGAGTGCCGCCAATCCCGCCGACCGCAACGCTGAGCGTCACGTCGCTAGAAAGTGCCCCGCCGCCGGTCATACCTGTACCTGCAATCACTTGCCTGGTTAAAGGCACTCCTGAAACGCTAAGCAAATCACCAACGCGGATCTTGTAGTTGTTGCCTTGATAAACAATCAGCATCAAGCTGTTTGAGTCAGCCACAGGGGCTGTTGGCAGCTGCGTGATTCGCGTTGGGATTAAATTGCTAGGCACTGACATTTAAATCTCCAAGTACTCGTCACCGTCTTCGGTGACGATGAACAAGTCACCTGCTTCCTGTATCAATCCTGCGGGGTGGGTATTGATAGGGGTGTCAGGACGGGTGAAGGGCAGCACAATCTGGTCAGGTGCTCTGGGCGCAAGTCGATATGGGTCGTAGTCATCTAGGTCTTCTTTGCAGACCATAAGCCCTGGCGAATTTGGGTCCGGCGACAGTTCTGCAAGCAAGAACTTGCGTGAACACCTACCGCATATGGCAATCCCGTAGGTAGCTTGGCCAGAAACATCAAGGTACATCATCGTGTGTACGCACCAATAGCTGGCTGGATGAAAATTGGCGAACCATCATTGTCGCCATCCCAGGCTGTTTGACGAGACGCCATGTATTTCTGCTCAAGG